TCAAGTCATGCGTGTATTAGCGGGCATGACAAAAGGTTGGCGCAACCACCCCGCCGTTCTTATGTGGAGAGATTACGAGGGCGCGTTGTATGAGTACGGCCGATTAGTTTGTGTCGAGTGGCGCGAACGTGGCTTCAATGATTCCCTATTGGAAGCCTTCCCCAAAGATAAGGTAGTATTACCACCATGGCTAGGTTACGACGAGTTCCACACTTCGCACCAAGCCAACTTAGTCAGGAAATTACCCGAGCATTATCGTAAGTACTTTCCCGAAGTAGATGAACACTTGCCCTACTATTGGCCTACAAAGGAGACAACATGGCTAGAAAAATAGAAAGAACCTTCAAAGCAACGTTGATGAAAAATACCGTAAAAGGTGGCGCGTGGAAGGTTACATACACAATTACCGAAAGCCGTAGCAACGGTTTAGGCGGATATGATGAAATTGAAATTGATAACAACGTTACTGCGTGGGCTAATGCGAGCGCGGGAAAGAGATATATTAAAGAAAGAGTTCAGCAACTTACGCCAAGAAAGAGCGTAAAGCTCACTGTGGCCAATGAAGATGAGAACGGCAAACCGATTAAACTTCAAGGTACTTTAATATATAAGCAGGATATTTAAATGAGTAATCCAATTATCCCTGAACCTCTGTGGGATAGGCCGATGCCCAATATACCTGACGAAGAGATTTACGAAGACGACGACGATGAAGATTAGAGATGAAGTTATGGCGTTGTTTCTGCGTAGGAGAGCCGACAAAGCGTTTAAATTAGCCACTTGCTACACCTGCAATAGAACAATGCTTGTAACCAAAGAGAACCTTAGGGTGTATAACTACTGTTCCTCATGTAAATAGTCTTTTATCCAAAGCGTTTAGGGTCAGCCTCTACCCCTTAACGCAAGAAAGGCCACCTAGTTTCGGGTCTAGGTGGCCTTTCTGCTTAGTGCCCTGTTAAAGAGCGCCAAATATCTACGCTTATCCTGTTTGCTATGTATAGGGCAAATAGATTTAAAATAAGTTGCGGTAGTACTCCGTTAGTCTTTTTCTTTATTGGTGTTAAGACGGCCATTTTACGTTTCCATTAACTACGAATACTAACCCTAGAGAGTCTCCCTTGGATAGATAAACTTCGTTGATTCCTGTTTGCGCCCAACCCCACTCGTTAAATAAAGGTAGAACGCTGTGTCTTTTAATTAGAATAGCCCAATATGCTTCTGCTGGTGGCATGTCTTTGCATAGCTCCATCGAGGCATCTGGTCTGCCATTCACTCTACATACGACTGCATTTCCATATTTTTCGGTGCCTTCTATTTTATAATCCGCATTTTTTAATAGAACTAGGGCATTTGTATTGTCTGCCGCGGATATACAGCTCGAGCTCACCTGGTTGACGTTGTCATCTACATAAAGATTTATGCAGTTATCAGGCTTATTAACATAGAATAAGCCACCTACAATTAAAGCGATTCCCGCAAGAAACTTCATGCTTGTGGCACCTCGCAATAATCATTTGAGCAATACTTCTCACCAATTGCGTCCGCGGCCATACCAGCATAGACATCTGTGAAGTCAATAGGCAGTAATTTGAAAGTGTACTTTTCGTATTCTGCTTCTGTTATCTGTGTATATGGCATTTGCGGGTAAGTCTCGTTCCCCATGGGTAAGAAGGAAACGGTTTTGAGTTGCCCGTCAAACATGTGTAGAACTGTTCCTACGGCGTCTTTTTCAGTATTTGAATTAAAGGATACTGTAACGCTAACGCTGTTGTCTGACCAATGGCGCTGTGCAGTTGCCGCCAGTGACATCTTTTCGTAGATTGATACATCTTTTTCTGACCTTAGAGCATCTGATTTAATAGGGAAGTAGACAACGCTAGTAGTCTTAGGAGATTCCGAGGCCTTTTCTACTTTATAACCTGACGCTTTAAATAAAGGTAGCATTGGGTCTTCGTTGCTGAAACGAATAGCTCGCAAGAAGTATTGGCCGCCAGGAGTCCAGTGAACTCCAGGAGATTCTCCCGCTAATATAGAAACCGTGCCAGAAGGCTTGACTGTGGTTGTTTTAATTGATTCTCGAATGCCAAGCCACTCAGAGTAAACGCGGTCATAGTCCTGAATGACGGAATAACCCTCGTCCATCCACTCACGTAATACGGGAAGCCCTACGCGGTCTGCAAAATTAGCCACACCAGACATAGAGGTTCCAATACGACGATTGCGTTGCATGATTGCGTTAGTTTCTTCCCAGTGGGTAGGCAACAACGTAACAGTCTTAGCGTATAGGTAAGCAAACTTTAAAGTACGAAGATAATCTTCTTTAGATTCATGGCGGTTGAGATAGGTCTCTACCAAAGTACAGCACTCAAAGGATTCCAAAGATTGCTCAGCGCATGGATTGTAGCCCGCGGCTCTCCAGTCCTTGTTGTTGGCAGGGTCAGCCAAACGACCGTACTTGCGAGTAACATCCATCCAGATAACACCAGGCTCACCGTTCAAAGAAATGCCTGAAACTATGTGTTCTAAATTAGAACCAACGGATACTTCTACAGAGTTGTTGGACATCCAGGCCCAGCCAGGAGCTGCGGCATCGTACGAGTTACGTTCAGGGTATTTAGCGGGGTTCTTTAAATTAAGAAACTCTTGGTCATCAAGTCTTCCCATCAACAGCTCAGCTGAACGTCTCACATTGCCAGAGACTACGCAAACTCCAATTAGATTACCCAAATCGGCAATATCTACTCTTGTTAATTTAGAACCCGCCCTCTTTTTATTAAAGATGCGGCGAATATGATTGTGAAGCTTCTCAAGCGGCTCATGACCTGCAGCTGTGCCGCCAAAGGTTTTGATAGGGGTACCTGCTGGTCTTATCAGGGAGTAATCAAATACATAAATGGACTGTTCTGGTTTTAAGTAGGAGTTAATAAGCAGGCTAACTGACTCCACCCATCCCTCCCTGGTATCAGGAATCTGGATTGTTACCTCTGGGAGTTTTGGTTCATAAATTAAAAAGTCTTTGTCCGCACCCTTGTCATCAAAGCCGACTCCAACGCCCAACATTGATGCTTCCATGAGGAAAGCAAATGGTTTAGCGGGGTCTAACTTAGTCATGCTAGAGGTAGACACGAAAGCACAGTTCTGTAAAGCCGCGGAGTTCTTGAGCTCATTCACCAGCGGAGTTCCCATAACCCACAGCCCACGTCCAGGCGGGGTCCACTTTAAATTAAATAGGCGGTCAAACGCTTCTTTGGCGGAAGACTGCGCCTTGGCGTCATTCCATGGAAGGCGGCTAGTTTTAGCGTGGTCCTTCTGAAGTGAGTACATGCCCTCGATTACTCGTTGGCAAACATCTACCCAAGTCTCTTTGGTGCCGTCCTCTTTTAGTCGGGAGTAGGTGCGAAGGAAAGTAATCTCTCCTACCGAGTTACCTGCCGCATCTTTATAACCCCAAGGTACTTTCTTACTGCGATAGTCCTTTAGGAAATCTTCTGCTAGTCGGAAACTCAGTGCCATATTTTTTTCTCCCTTATCTAAAAAGTTAATTCTACTAGTGCGTTACAGTGCTTGGGAAACTATGCTGTTTCAGGGTCTTGCATGGTTCTCTTATATGATAATAAGAAAGCCTTACTCTTCGATGGCACCCTTGATTATTTGAGTGGTTTGCTCCTCATTTAACCCGCCATTTGGCAACTCTCTAAGTGCTTGAGCCTTGTCTCCGAAGATAGAACTTAGCACACCAGCGCTGCCTTGTCGCTCTACCGTCATGCGAATAAACTCACGAGAATCGTCCAATTCTTTTGTTGTTTTGATTAATTTAAACAGGCGGTCTATCTCCTGAGAAACGTTAGGGTCAGCATATCCACCATTCATTTCTTCAGCAAAACGCATAAAAGCAACTCTTTGGCCCTGCATTTCTATAACAGCATTAATTAAAGCCTTAAGTTGTTCTTTACTCTTTACCTCTACTGGTAACTTAAAAGCACACATAGATTGAGGTTTAAAAGCGGGGCAGTTAGCGGCTACAAAACAGGTGTCACATGCCCTAAGTGAAGTGCTATGGGATGAAACTGTGGTGACATCTTTAATGACGCCATCGGCATCAATTTCACTCTTTGTATCAAATCCAAAGACGGGAAGATTGGCGTATTCGTCAGCATTTCGTGGTTCAAGTTTCCGTGTATGAATACCCTTATTATCATATACGGCAGGTGGGGTTTCCCCACTTTGCTCCACTTCTCTCCCCTCACTATTATCATATAACAGCGGGTCATCTGGGCTATTGGTCATCTTGTTCATCCTTATCTCGAACTGCTCATAAGACCACACCGCTAACTTACAGACTTCCTGCGGGTCATCCTCGATTATCTTATCAATGTCCAAGCCAGCCTTTTCGTAGATTGCCTTGTACCTTGGGCGTGCTTGTTCCTTCATCTTCTTTGGATAACGAACTAGTCTAGTGCCATCCCAAATGATTGTTTCACCGTGCATCATCGGTGAAAGCCACGATAAGGTGCTGGCACTTTCAAATATAATAGAACGCAGGTTGTCAGGTTTGGCACACCCTAATGCATGCCACCTGGTCCCTTCCCGCTTGCTGTGTAGGCGGGTAGCGCTGGCAAGTCTGCTATCTATCTCAATAGCGTCTCCTGGGATAGCGATGTCCAAATAGTAGTCAACTAGCCTTTGAAGCCCATTTAAATCGGTCTGTGGTTGCCATACAGGAATGAACTTACCTGGTGGTAGCTCGGACCATACCTTCTGTCTGTGGCTCTCTACCCAAGCTGGGTCAATGGTGGGGCTGTTAATCTCAAATACGGTATTGAGCCTATCTATATTAACGGCTACGAAATGTTCGTACCCTGCGGCAAACTCTTCGAGCTCATCAGCTGACAGCTTCAGGGTTTTAGGTAAGCCTGGGTGTACATAAATATAGAAATCTTTATTAAAGTAATTTTCTAATAGATACTCTTTGGTCTTAGGTAGACCGCGGCACACCAGGCGATGGTAGCTGACGCCAACGTGGTTGGCGGTTGTCTCTTCAAGAATTACTCTATTTGAAGGTACCTCAGCGCCTAAATAGACAATTTTCACTTACGCTTGCTCCAGGTGATTCCACACTTGGAGCATAAATATGCTTCTCCGCTAACGTAATCTAATACATTACCATCGCATCCACGAGGGCAGGTTATCTTTTCACTCATAGCCGTGGGTCCTCCTTGAAGGCATCCTGTTGTTTTTCAATCTCTTCTACGATTTCAGACCAGGCTTTGACACCCTTACGGCTGTCAGGCCTGAACTCTTCTCTTATGTACAACGGCTGTAAAAATACCAAAGTCGTCATACCAATTTCAAGTAACTGGGTCACTAATTCTGGGTCGGATGTTATTACATACTCTACAGGGCCCTGAGACCTTACCCACTCAACCTGTCTTAGTTTTGGGTTATCGCCAATGGAAGGAACTTTTTTGTAATCAATTAAATCATCAAAGTTATTGATACGCTGTTGGCGTAGCCAATGGTCGTCTTTATCTACGTCTTCACATAGAACAAGAACGCGATGTTTTTCTTTTAAACTTCTGTACAGCGCCATACCATTTGGGATGGGGGCGCTTTTATCATTTCTTAGTACGCCGTCTAAAAATACTAATATTGCCACAGATAGACCCTATCACTTGTAGTGTGTAGCCGCTCTCCTTATCAGAGTGCTAGTCGATGGCAATTCCATGCCATACGTTTGTGCTTCAAACTCTTTTTTGGTTTTTGCTGAAATTTCTTTTAGTTGCTTTAACGCTTGTACAACTCCAGATGCTTTTCCAGCTTGCCAACGATAATTATATACATCAGCGTATCCTTGTCCAGAGGCGCTAAATGCGTATTTGCGGCCATGGTGGATATCTTCAAATAAAGCAGCGCCCTGTTCTACCGCAAGCTTTAATGCAGCTTCCGCATTGCGCCTTGCAACATCAGTTGTTGCTGCCCCTACTGTTGTTAAGGCGTCAGAATATCTAGACAAAATGTCAACTGCCATAGACTTATCCTGTTCTACCTTTCTATTCCATATTTGATTCTGCGGAACTCCGCGAACCTCTGGCATCACAGTCCAATCATCGTTTGTCAAGCTATAGGCTGCATACGGTTTTATGGAACGGATGTCAGACTGTACATTAACATAGAATGTCAATTCAAATACATCTAGAAAATTTGATGTCGCCTGGTGGAGGGTTTGGAATCCCTCGTTAAACATCTGGGAAATCTCTTTATCGCTAAGCCCTTTGTATTTAGGATTAGACTGTCTAAACATTAAATAGTTAATTCCAATTAAACAATCAAGGTCCGCTGGTTTGCGAGCTGCTGACCACTGGTAGCTTACAGCTGAGCCAGCTAGCCAAACATGTGCGTAGGCCTCTGGGTTATAAAAGCTCTGCTTTAAATGGTCAAATAGGATTCTTAAAATTAAAGAACGGATATGAGGAACAATCTTGCCGTTCCTAAACAACCTAGGGTCAAGCCCAGCTCCAGGGGTGCTGAAGTATGAGGTTTCTGACGGCGTTAGGGCAACTGGTTGTGCTTGCCGTACAAGCGCGTCGTAATAACTCATTTAGGTATTATAGTTCTTTTTCCCGCCGCTCTTTGTGCATAACATCCGTATCGAGGTTGAATTTGCTTGGATGTTCCGCTTTATCTGTCTTTATTGGTGTCATATAGCCACATTGACTATGAGCATTAATAAATTGTTGTGCCCACATCATGACCATTGACTCATTCTCTTCAACTTCTGCTTGAAAAGATGCCACGCATACGCATGTCATTTCTACGAACGCCATAGGACCCGCCCCCTTGTAGTGTATTTACAGTATACTCCTGCGGTACAGGCTAAATACGGGCTTACTGTTCGTCAGAAATCAGCGGTTTGATTAAATCTAGGACCTGATAGGCAATTGCCGACTGGTTCATGCTGTCCACAATGTCCTGACACCCGTGTTTGATGTCGTCTAGGGTTGCCTGACGGTCAACGGTTAGGGTGGTTGCTAGGTCTGCTGTAGCGTACCAATCACCAGTAGGCTTTTTTACAATAATAAAGGCAGTGATACCGCCGTTTTCTTCTGTTGGCTGGTTTTCTGCAATACCTTCTGGAATAACTACTGCGTCTTCTACTACTTCTTCGCTCATTTATATAGTCCTTTGCTTTCGTTGAACTTCTTCATGTTGTATGACTTAACAGGGCAGAAATCACACAAGTGCATCTTTGGCATCTTACTTGAATCAAGCCCAGCTTCCCTGCGGTCTTTTGCTGTGTCTGGTTTTAACAATTTCTTGTCTGACTTGTAGTCAGAACACTGACCTTGTGGACGATTATGTTCCGCATAACAACGCATGGCGTCTGAGGAGTAATTATCCTTGGTGTCATAGAAGTTTGTACCAAATACATCTAAGCCTGGTGAACCTTTTTGGAATTGTTCAGTAATTTGTCGTTTTCCATCTGGGTGTTGCCAAATAACTAAATCAGCATCAGCCAGGGTGCCCTTGTGGGAAGGTCCGTGTTTTTCCACTACAGCATTTAAGAATGGATTACGGTTTTGGTCATGACCTGGTCTATCTGTAAATGGGAATCGGTCATCGTATGGAATTTCTTCTACCGACTTGCATGTAAAACAGGCAAGCAGAAGAACTTTTGGCCGCTTATCAGGCGGAGTATCTTTATTTAGATAGGAAAGGTCAAGTACCATGTGGTCAGCCTACCACACACTTTCAAATTGTCTACTTACCCCTGGCTTTTTTTATTTGGGCGTTTCTTGCCGCAATAGCCTCTGGAGTATCTTTACGTTTAGCTGAGCGTACTTGGTCTACGTTCAGCGCCGTGGCTACTGCCTTGACTGGGCTCGATGCTGTTGATTTTTTTGAGGGACCCATAGCATCACTAATAAGCCTATGCTGTAGATGGCTTTTCATGGGTGCTTTTTCGTGTGGCTTTCTTGTTGCCGCTTTTGGTACAGAAAACATGCCTCCGCTATGTATGGCAAGCCCTTCTACGTAATTAGGGTGCTCTTTATCTGCGGAGGCGCTCAGTAATGCCCTGTGAGACGGTGACTCTTTATCAAATTTGATGTATTGGTGTTCTTTGGGATTCATAGCAGGAACTGCCGATATCTTTATTTCACCTTTTTCATCTCTTGTTCCAGAGAACTGTAGCTCGCTAGGGTTCACTTCTTATTCCTTAATTTATTAACTGCAGCCATGCCGCCTTTATCAAATGCGGCTTCTTCTGCTTGATGGGCTTCTTGACGTGCTCGTGCTGCATAAAAATCATCTGGACTTACATGTGCGCCCATACCAATAGGTGTAGGCCATGGCCCACCTTGTCTTTTAGTATCGTTGTCTCGGCGCTGTGGCATTATTTTTTAACTTCTACGTGTCCGCCAGAGTCACGTGGTGTTTGACGTTCTTTTGAAGGCGAGCGCTTTTCTCCAGTAGAACTTGTGTAAACAGCTTCTGGGTCACCTGCAGCGTAGCGACGACGTTGTGCTTGCTCTGGGCTATCACTGTTAACTTTTACGGAAGCGCGAAGTAACCCAAGCATTGTGTCTTTGTGCGCTTTAATCGATGACTCCGTTGCCTTTGATTGGCGACGTGCATCCATTTCTCTACGGATGCCTTTAATCATTAGTTACCCGCTGGGTTTACTTTAGAAGTCTCTTCTGAATTAATAAATCCATAGTTCATATATGGATGTAGGTCTGCACGATTCTGTACTACAAGCTGGTCACCCATGCCTGGTTGAACTGTGGTATTTGGACGACGCTTACGATATTTGCCGTCTGTTGCGCCCTCGTTCATGTCACCATTGAGGGAACGTGATTGATTAACTGCCATTATGCCATCCGTCCTTTAACTAGTCTTGATGCCTTACGTCTAGTACAACTTGGGCACAGACTCTGGTCTTTCAACGATTGTACTGGGTTCATTGAAATACCACATGCCTTACAGGCCTTAGTGCCGTTATAAATGGTCTCCAAACTGACGTCTGTAGCCCCAGCCATGCCTTCGCCAGTGCTGTCTGTAAATAATCCTGGGTCTTTCATACCGAACCTCCTAGGGTGTTGCGGCTAGTAGATTGTGGAGTGTTAGGTGTGTTGGAGAAGTCTGACTCCACACGCTGACCTGCTTGGTTTCCACTTCTACCTGGTAGGTCAATAATATCTTCAATACCTATTTCTTCTGTAACAAATCCGTATCTGTCAGGGAATAGATTAACTTGTGGAAGGTTAGGACGCACATACTCTTGAATTTCTTCGCTAGTCATAGTCCAAGTGGCAAGCGCTTGATTAAGTAAGCGGTCTTGGTTAGATTGAAAAGGTCCTAGATAATCTTGTGGGGGAAACGCAGCTTCTATTGGCGTGTGATAAGGCTTGCGGCCATCATCTTGCCATGGCTTGCGACCATAGGTACCGTCTGCGTATTTACCTGGCATCTTTTACTTCCACTGTGGACGCATACGAGACATTTGCTCTACGCGTACCTTGTTAATGTTGTATGGGGAATCGCTTCTTACTGATGGGCCAGCCTTACCGTCATTTGGTAAGTGTGGTGCTGGAACTAGTGTTGTTACTTCTACGTTTCTCTTTATACGATAAACGTTTCCGTCTTTAACAGCTTTCATTTGACGCTCAATACCACGCATGTTATCTAAACCTGCAGGGTAATAGTAATCAGACTGGTCAATGCGCTCACCGCGGTGAACACCGCGTTGGTATGAGCGCTGACCTATTCTAACTTTAAGTGAGTCTGATACTCGCTCTGACTGACCGTTAGGACGGCCACGGTCATCGCGACGTGTACGTATCGTTCCTAAGTAACCGTCTGGATACTCAGCTTGTGGTACACGACCAACGCCAAGGCGCAGGAAGTCGAGCTCTGAACGAGCGACAGGGGTTCCACCTCCACCATAATTGGTGTAGGTGCCCTGCATGCCAGCAGCGCCTAAGTTTTGCGTATTTTGATGTGGTGCACCCATACGTCAATGATACGCCTGTAAAACTATAGGGTCGCTGTAAACTCTTTGCCTTCGTATACAGCCCAGCCGTCCATAATATGGATAGGTTGCAGGGTAAATGACTCATCTGCTCTAACCCAGCCAATCATGACTCCTTGTTGCCAATCTTCCCAGTGTTTTACTGGTCGACCGTTATCGTTAAGTCCAGAACCATAGGAAGGAACTGCGCCATCGATACGGCATAGGCATCCAGGACTTGCAGACACACTGCGGATAGGACCATCTTGGTCATGCACAGTTTTGTACTGCATTTCTTGTCTGTGGACGTGTCCAAACACTGTTGAGATGTGTGGGTTCTTATTTATATAAGCGCTGGCAGTTGAGCCACCTGAACGAACGGTGGTGCCATGAATAGCACGAAGGTATTTGGTAACCCAATACTCTCCTGCTGGATAGGCGCCAATATATTCCACCTTAATATCATCTAAACGTAGAAGGTATGGGATGGACATAACAGGCCAGTCTTCTGGCTTAGCTCCCGCTCTTTTAATACCTTTAGAAGCCATAGCATTTGCAACAACATATCGTTGCATGCGGCAGTCGTGATTACCTTCAAGCATAACAATCTTTGCGTCAGGACATGTGGCACGCTGCTTTGCTAATAAATTATGGCCGTAATCAATTGCTGGTTGAACAGTGTGAGCAAACATTTCTTCTTGTGCGTACTTGCCCATTGTTGGTAGGTCTAGGTAATCACCAAGATGAATAATTTCGTCAACACCATATTTATCTTCTAAATAAGCAAGTAATTGGAAGTGTACGTCAATTGCTGCGTCATCATGGAATGGGTCTAGTGTCCCGTCTTCATACTTACGGTACCCAATCTGTGGGTCTGGCACGAACATAATTAAACGTGTGCCGTCTTTCTTCCCTTTACGTTCTTTATAAGTTGCTGGCTTAATTACTGTTGGTTTTGCTGGTTGTATTGGTGGCCAAGCCCAGTCACCAGTTGCTGTGGAAACTTCTAGAGCCTGGTCTAGTATGTCCCCTAACGATAGTTTTGTCATTAATTCAATTCTTTCTCTTGTTTAAAGCATGAGCACTTTTTCCTGAAGTGCATGTAGAAAGTGGTTTTTTCTAGTGGAATTTCTGGGTACACTTCTTTGATAGCAAAAAAGTAATTAGATATATCTACTAGAATTTTTGGACCACTAAAAGCTTTATACATGCGGTCAACTGTATCTTTATCAATAGTTTCTAACCATCTACCGCAGATGCATAGACCTGCGCTTCTACGTCTTTTTGGATTTGCTTCTAACTCAGATAGCAAATCGCCAAGACTCTTTTTGTCCGATGTTTTCGGCACTACAAGTTCCTTTCATCCCGTCTTGCACTTCGACTTAAGCGTATCATAAAGATTCGGTAAGTAAATGTAAAGTAACCCCCTGCAAAAATATTTTGCAGGGGGCTTTGTACAAGAAGGGGGAGTCGTACTATAACAGTCTTACTGTCATATTGCAAGGTTGTTGTACAACAATGGACATCTATGTACAACCATGGACAACTATTCTATTTCAATAGTTTTAGCTTTCTTAGCCTCTGGGATAATGCGCTCCAGGGCTATGGTTAGAAAACCGTCCTCCAGCTTTGCTCCTTTGACAACCACGTCGTCTGATACAGCGAAGCGTTGTAAGAAAGTGCGGCCAGCGATGCCTTTGTAGGCATAGGTTGCGGAGTCATCATCAGCTCTTTCTCCGCTGACTGATATGACATTTTCTTTGTACTCTATATTAATTTCTGACCTTTTAAAGCCCGCAACGGCAATCTGAATCTCAGCTTTGTCATCGGGTAGGGTCACGATGTTGTAAGGCGGGTATGTTGATTTAACCCTGAGGTCCTCTAACTGTCTAAACATATCTAAATGTCTATCAAAACCAAAGGTCCACGGTTGCAACATACTATTTAATGTTGCAAATGGGTCCTGGGTTTGAGGAAAGATTTCCTTGTTATAGTTTATTTTTGGGGCGTCGTTTCCGCGCCATTGAATTGGGTAGCCTGAAGCCATAATATATCTCCTTTAGACGATATAACTTTTTGTGACCCTCGTTGTTGAGCAGTCATCAGTAGTATATAACAATCTAAATTAAAATATATTCCTATAAATGCCAAAGGCCCCTTGCGGGGCCCTTGCGCTATTTAGTTTTAATTGCCGTGCGACCCGCCGCCGTCCTGAAAGTTAGGACGCTGACGACGAACTGCTGGTGAGAACATACGGCCGTTTGCCTGTGTTGCTCCAGCTTCTGGTGCTACGGTCTTCTGGAACTTTACGCGAATGCCATAACGTGCACCACCACGAGCAAGTTTGCCCATGATGTTTGAACGTGCTGGCTTTGGTTGCTTGTATGGGTCGCCAGCCTGAGCTCCACCTTTTTTAACAAGTGTGCCTTTTACAGGCTTTGCAACCTGAGGTTTAGCTCCTGCAGCGTTTTTTGGGTCAGTTGATGTAGGACCCAATGGTGCTGGGTTCTTACTAGAATCTTTTTTCATTTATTTTCCTTTGGCCAAGGGTTTAAATAAGGGTAGCCTTATTACTGGATAAATACAGGGTTAACTTGCCTTTACTTCAAAGACAATTGCAGAAATCTGACCATCATGGCTCTCGATGCTTGAAAAGCCTGGAACGCAAATAAGGTCAAGACCGCGGGGAGCGGTATAACCGCGAGCAATAGCGATAGCCTTTACAGCTTGATTAACTGCGCCTGCACCAACAGCACGAATCTTGCAATTGCGTGTCTCATAGATACTGTGGGCGATTGCTGATGCCACAGCCTGTGGATTGGACCCAGCGCTAACACGCAGGATTTGTTCTTGGGGTTGTTCGGACATGTGTACCTCGGTTTACGAATAGTGGGGCTCCCGTAAGTACAATTATGAAGTCTAAATTAGATTTGGTCTGTCTAAAGGGGTGGGCGCCCTGCCGTAGGTACCGCAGCTGCTGCACTCCATGTCCAAGAAATACTGGGCTATCTCATAGTCTTGAAAGGACGCTTTAATATTCCAAATACTGGATTGGCAAATAGGGCATTCATGAAGGACCTCGTCTGCGTAGTCCATAGACCCGCTGTAATCAGGCTTTAGTTCTCTAATGTTTCTTGTCACAGGCGATTGTTCCAAAATTAGATAGGACGTTATTGGCTATCTCTATGTAAATATGAGCGTTCACTATAAGGTCCTCTGGATGGTGTAGCTCGCCTGCTTTTCCTGGCCAATTACTTTTTAAATAATCATGTAAACCAGGGGTCAGTTTGCTCATGAACTCATCGATTGTAAGGTATCCATGAGCTCTTAAATGTTTATTATCCATTGTCTTTCTTTTGCTCTAGGATTAAGAAGGGGCCTGAAGTATACACATCTAAGTCTTCTGCTATCTGCAGCGCTTTTTCAATAGGCGCACCCGCATGAAGAGCTCCTAATGCATACCCTGAACCATTACCAACGCCGTAGAAACCTGTCTCTGCTTGACAGACTGATAGGTCTTCGCTGACATCAAATATCTCACCATTAACAGCAATTAAGAAATGAAAACGTTGTCCTTTGTCATTCTTTGGACGCTCTTCATCAAAGTTATATCCATTGTTCTTTAAACAATCTCTTAAAGATGGAATTAATTTAGATATAACAAAGTGGTATGTGTCAGTCTTGTCTTTGGCGGTCATCTTTGGGGGTTTCCACAGATGCTGGGCAATATCACATGCTCCAACCTCACCTGCACCAGCTAACAACACGCCGTTTGCCAACTGAGATATCTTTACCATGTTCTTATGTCTGAAGATACGACCATCATCATCTGTTACTTGATTATCCGCACCTAAAACACACTTGTTTCTATGTTGTACGCCAACAATCGTTGTCATTTATCTTTCCCTAAAGTCCGCGCCTTGTAACTTATCATACACTTCTTTTTCGTAAGCCAATCCATGCATTCCCGCCACCAAGCGGGCTAACGCGTATGAATCTGCGGCGTTATCGTCAGTAAATTCTACTCCCCACTTCTTATAGATGTAAAGGAGCATCTGGGCCTTTTGTACGCCTGTGCCCTTGCCTGTCACATACTTCTTTAAGCTTGTAGGGGGGACTAACATCGGATAGTACCCAGCATCCTTGCATACAAGCTTGACCATCCCACCCAGCTCACCTAGGTGAAACACCTTGCCCATACCCGCGTAAGCGTAATCTTCCATAGCAATATCATCTATGGGAAATGGGGAAGAATCTATTTGTTCTTTTAAAAATGCGCGAATCTCTGCAAGCCTGTCAATGCCTCTGAGTTCCGATTTAAAGACAGTTGTCTGATATGTCCCATTTGTTGAAAACAACGTGCAAGCAAAACCGCTGTAAGACTGGTCAATACCCATGTACAAACGGCTACTGCCTGGAACGGACAACTTACCTTCAAATTTTTTTATGGTCATGGGATAAATCTATTTCCAAATCCAGACCGACTGTTAGACGTACGTCTTGTTAACTCCCTGCTAGTAAGCGAGTAGTACCGCTCTAAATTTTCTAACACTGTCTCTAACAGCTTACGATATGCGTGGGCATAGTTCTTGGCCTTTTCTAAAACTAATACGTGGTCATCTGTTGACACTGATGCCTTTAACATGACTGCTTTCTCTGTGGTTTTACCAGTAGTTTTAGTAAGCAACCCTCTGGCTACTTCTATCTCATAATCGTTAGTAGCCTCAAGCTCAGCTAAGGATGCACAAGCTACTTGAGTTCTAAGGAAGTTTAGATTCTCCATGTATTTGGCAGCCATAATCATCAAGTCTTGGTCATCAACAAGGGTGATATCTTCTGGAAATGCTGGCGGGTCAATGTTCATGTTTCTTTTTATTGGCAGTCCTTGTGCCTCTAGTTGTTGAAGAACCAACTCACTGATGCCCGTTGCTACTAGTTCACTCATTGTAACCTCCGCACTTTGTACATCCGCCCCATTTATCTAAGTTACATGGGGGAGGGGTGTTGTTATTGATAGCTTCGACAATCATAGCTGCTGCCTCAAACAAAGGGGCAATAGCAAAATCTGTTTTAGGTACAACAAACTCTTTTACATCCTGTGTTGCTTTGTTCTCATATATAAGAACAGCTTCTCTTGGATAATTTTCATACTCTAATAACTCTGCAAGCTTCATATATATTTGAACTTGAGTTACGTGCTTAGCAAAAGGGGCTTTAATCTCTGGCCAAACCTTTTCCATAGTCCCAAACTCTGCGGCTAACTCTGGGTTTTCCCACCGTATAGTTCCAAAGCCAATTGACTTTACTTCTAACATGAGTGGGTCACCAAAGTTTGTAAGCCAACCATCAGCGTGACCAAAGATGCGAAGTGGTTCATAGAACAGCGGGACCTCTTTGTATTCTAATGGTCCCTCATGGCAATCGGAACCGCCCCAGAAATACTCATCACACTCTTTGCAGTACCACTTGCCATATAAGTTTCCCATTTCTTGAAACCAACGTTGCCACTTAGCATGGATGCCGTGACCTTCTGCAAATACTGATTGAAGTCGCAAGCTATTACGACGTGAACTTTCTAGTGGTTGGTGCCCTTTTAATTGAAAATAGGATGCTCTGTGGCACCACTCATCGCCTGCCATCTCTGATGGATGTAGGACATCTGTGCGTCTACTTTTGTCTGTTGGCTTAGATAAAACGTAACGTTCTACTGAACCTAAGACGCGGGAAGGTTTTTTGCCTGCATCTAAAAATGATTTCAATGCCCCCGTTGGCTTGTACTTTTCTGTCATACGGATACCGTATCACACGTCTTCAGTAAGTATCCACTCCTCAAGTGACTTGCCCTGTTTTTTAGCTTTACGCTTAAGCGCGTTACGCTCACGATGCGACATGCCGCCCCATATGCCGTGCTGTTCTTCCATAGCCTCTGCATAGAGCAAACAATCTTTACGCACGGGACACTCAGGTAACCCGTCTCGTCCAAAGCATACGCCTTTGGATACGGTTGCAATTTTTTTATACTTAGCTTTATCTCTGGGAGGAAACCAGAGCTCTGTGTCCATCCCCCGACACTTCGCTTGATGGCGCCAGCCCTCTAAGTGGCCGATGTCTTCGAACAACTACACTCCTGAAGTTTCTGGCGTAGTTCTAGAAAATCATCCTCCAACAACATTACGTAGTTTTCATCGTTGAGACTGAAACCAAGTACAGGAGTGCGACTGTCAAGGATAGCTTCCTTAACAATCTTTTCTAGAACCGTGGCCTTGATAGTCACGGTGGCTTTGCCAGTCCACTTGTGTTCTATTAACAAGTCCTTAGACCGAACATCACCCTTACGACTCCAAAACGCTCCGCTACCTGCGTTTCGTTTGCCATTTATTTTTTTGGCAAGTCGTTCCTCGTGTCTCTTCGACTCCTTCTGACCCTTACTCTTCATCCTCGGCTACCAGTTTGGAGCCTTGTTTGATAGAAGCAAGAACGTCACTTTCGAGTGTCTCCTTTAAATCAACTTCTTCCCGTATAGAATCAAGCATAGCATCGGAGCCTTGCCACTGTCTATCCGCGTAACGGTAGTAGGCACCTGCTCTAGTTATCACTTTATTGACAATTCCAATAGCTAAGATTTCCTTAGCAAAATCGATGTCTCCAGCCAATAAACCGTTGCCTTTTGCAAAATAAAAGTCAAAAGTAGCCACCTGGGATGGTGGGGCTGACTTGTTTTTTAATACTCGTACCTTAATGCCCTGACCTACACGGCGCTTATCTTGGCCAGTCCCTACCTCAATCCACTCATCTCTGCGAACCTCGCAGCGGGTGAAGAAAGCGTAGTCCTTACCTAGCCCACCTGGGGTGGTGCGTGGGTCACCGTACATAACGCCAATTTTGGAGCGCCACTGGTTAATAACAATTCCTATGAATGGACGTTCTGGTTCCACCAAAGAACGTTTAGATGCTTTGCCCACTTTACGGAAGAACTTGTTAGTAAGAAGTGCTCCACGACCTACAGTAGATTCCTCCATCTCCTTATCGTCTTCTGTTGTAGGGACCAAGGCAGGTAAAGAATCAATAACAATACAATCGACCGCTTTACTTTCTGTAATCTGGATGACAGACTCATATGCTTCCTCCATAACATTTGTTGAAACTACATATACTCTGCTGGAATCTACTCCGCACATCTCTGCATAGCTAGGAACCCACTGCTCTGCTGCTACCCAAACAGTAGTAAAGTCGGGGTTTTTCTTTTGATTAGCCGCAATAGTCTTTAGTGCTATTGCTGTTTTTCCGTTGCTTGCTTCTCCAATAATTTCGTGCCATTGATTAACAGGCCAACCACCGCCTAAGGCAACATCTAAACTTACTGAACCACTTGTGTAACGCTGTGAGACATCAGTTCTAATCTCAGAACCAAGAATGATTGTGTCATCGCCATATTTTTTATTTATCTTTTGTAATACTTTTACTAATTCTGCATTCATTAAATTTTCCCTATGATTGTGGTTGGGTTATATCCGCCTGTATCTATCTGTCGTGCTGGTTGAGCTGGCCCTGCTCCTGCTTGACCAGTCGTTACTCCACGCACTCCAGTACCCGATTGTACTATTGGATACCCGCAATCGTAACAACGCTTTCTAGACTCAGGGGAACTACCGCATCCAGGGCAACGTTCTGCTGTAGGGGTTATCTGTTGGGAAGGTGGATACTGCGGTTGCTGTGGTTGTGCATAGGTTGCTGGCTGAGGCTGTACAACACCTTGTCTTTGAGGTTGCTGAGGTGCTGGAGCTCCTAGCTTTTGCGCCCACCAAGAACTACTCATCAAAACCCTCCAACTTTTTAAACTCTAAACTGGTATTAGAAACATTCCCTGGTTGTATTAAACCAAGATTTACTCCTGAAGACAAGCCCCCTAAAAGGGAAGAAAAAGCAACCATTTTGTACATCATGTGCATCATGTCTTGCTCGCGTTCCATTTCCCTAACATTATCTGGGTCTCGTTTTTTAATCTCATCAAGTTGAACGCTGGTTATCACGTCAGCTGTCATCTCAGATACCATGTCTATAAATGGAAGTAGGTATTCTATTTGGTCTAATCTCTTTTCGCTTTCATTAAACTCATGTTCATCTCCTTCTTCACTTACAGGAGTCATGCCTAATATTTTTGCAATAGTGTTTGGTTCTTCTGCTAAATCTGTATCATATAAAAACCAACGCATCAGGGTACCTATAGGTATCTCGTTATTAATAGTTTCAAATTCTATATTTAAGGGCTTCTTCTTTTTAAACGGCCACATTATTTTGCCTCGCCCCATCTCTGAACTGTTGTAATGTCAGCAATAAGAGGAACCTCAAGAAGCTGTATACCTTCCATAGCTTCCCTAATTGCCGCTGCTGTCTCTTCAGCAAGACTGTTAGGTGTCAAGGTAACCAACTCATCATGCACGGTTAACAATATGCTGGCTTCCTTTGGAATAAGATTATGTGCTCTAATCATAGCAAGCTTCATGATGTCTGCAGCAGAGCCTTGAATTCGTGTGTTGAACGCCTGTCTTTCTGCACTACCACGCTTTATAAAGTCGCTAGAGTTAATGTCTGGAATGTACCTTTTGCGACCCATGATGGTGGTCACGTACTTTTTAACCTTGGTAGCTCCTACGACCTTTATTCTATAGGAGTTAACAGCACTAAACTTAGAAGCAAAGTCTCCTAAAAGTGTTCTAGCCTCTGTGACTGAGCAACCAATAGACCTGGCAATCTTATCGGGGCCTACACCATACGCCATAGAAAGAACAAGGACCTTGCCTGCCTGACGATTAACCCCCATAACATCTCCTACAGTTGTATAGATGTCTTGACCTTCTAGGTAGTTTTTCATCATGGTCTTGTCTTTAGACATAGACGCAATGATACGAGGTTCAATCTGAGAGTAGTCAGCAACCACTAACTTATAGCCCTCTGGGGCATAAAATAGATTACGAATAGCTTTGCCGTTGTCGCTAGCAGACGGATTAGGTATGTTCTGTAGGTTTGGATTACGGCTAGAAAAACGGCCAGTCTCAGCCCCATGTTGAACAAAGTCAGCGTGCACGCGGCCACTAACTAAAAGACTTTCTTTGTATTCTACTTTAGACTTGCCGCTGACAGTTCGTACAACATCGCCTCCAAGGTATGGCACAACGTATGTGCTAAGCAATTTATTTAGGTCAGCGTACTCAAGCAAAGCATGAACCATCGGGTCTTTCTCACGATAGGGCTCTAAAGCTTCTGCTGATACTGAGTAGTCCATGTAGTCAAGGTCCTTGCCTTGCATCTCTTTTTCAAGACCTTTGTTGGTAAGAATTTTTGGTTTAAGACCTCTACCACCTGAAGACTTTGGGCTATACAAAAGGTATTGTTTTTCTTGATTAGAATTAATATTAAATACTCGACCTGCAACCTTGTATATCTGAGCGCGTGCCTTCTCAATGTCCTCCTCTAACCGTGTGTGCAGGGTGGTTAGGGCATCTGTATCAATAGGTGCGCCAGTAAGCTTCATGTGGCACAGAACCTCTAGAACATCCATCTCTAACTTCATGATGTTCTCTACGTCGGCTTCTTTAATTTTATCTCGTACCACCTTCCAAAGCATGAAGGTGTACTTAGCATCTAAGTATGCGTACTTAGCAACAGTACTAAAGGCGTGAATTTCTACTTGAGCTCCAACACCTTTTTCCATTTTGTAACCAAGCTCTCGCTCTAGACAATCATCAAGACCGCATCGGTTTTTATTACGGTTGTCATATATAAATGAGCCAACCATGGTGTCGAAATAGGGAGCGGTAGGTATGGTTTTGTCAAAATACTTTGCTACTGAGCAAAGGTCAAAAACTAAATTGTGACCAATCTTTAACTTGTCACTAAAAAATAAAGGTTTTAAAGCAGCAAAGACTTCCGCTGGGTGTAGTTGTTCAGGAGCTTCGCCGAAAGTTTTAACAGCTTTGCGCTTGTCCCTAGAGTAATCGCTTTCCCTAGCCTGAAGGCCAGCTTGTACGCGCTTTTCTCCTTGCCCTGTAAGTGGGAAAACTTCAGATATAAATTCACCATGTGGGTGGCCCATCGGGATAACATCCCCACGACCATAAGTCGCAAGACTAAGCCATAGTACTTGATTAACAACTGGAACTCCTCTTCTATCTCCTACTGTTTCTACGTCAAATGCAAATGCGTCTTGTGTTAGGTAGTAATCAACGAGTTCTTTTAGTTGCTCAGTTGTCGTAATAATATTCAAATGATTACCTCGATTAATGTAGGTGTCTGGGAGCCAGCGACGAAAGGGGATTAAGTTTACTGGCCCCCAGAACTCTAGTGATTAAAGAAGAGAGTTTGCAATCTCTTCTAGTTCAGCCCATGTGTGTTCTTTGATTACAGAGCGTTCGAATGGCTTGACTTGTGCCACGCCTTCTTCGGCCATCTTCTCATCAATACCCCAGTCTTCCATGAGGTCACGAGGCTTTACTGCGTTGAGGTGATACACAGTTTGTTGCATTTTGCCTGTACGGCTAATAGCCCAGTAGTTCTTAGTCAAAGGTCCTTGTGGGGAAAACTCTGCTGCGTACAATGTCTTGTACAAACGTGGGCTTGCAATAAGCATCTGGCGAACAACGCCTGAAGGAGTAATCACTGCAATAGTGAACGCTCTTTTATCTTCTGGCTTGCTACCAAGCTTGGTGCATAGTGGGTCGTTAGGCCCAAGTGAAACATACGAACGCTTGCCAACAGTTTTCTGCTGTAGGAAGTGTTGCTTGTAGATTGCAAATGGACCATTCTGGTCAATGAACTTAACAATTGTGAACTCACCGTCAACAAATTTAAATTCTGTTGGGTAGTCACCTGCGGTTGTTGACAGCTTTTCTGCTGCATCCCAACCAGACTGCACAGCATTTGTTGTTGCTGCTGCAGGACGTTCTTCGATGGTTGCGGTGTCGAACTCATCGTTTTGTGGAAGATATTCTTCCGTACGGTTTACTGCCATAGTTTTTTTATTCCTTTGTTTCAGTTGTTTTAGAGTCTTCGACTTGGATATTCTTCCAAGCCTCAGCGATTGCGTTAGTCAATTGCTGATTAGGCCACTGTATTCGCTTCACGTGCAAAACGCCAGCGGTCTTAAACAATTCTACCACGCAATCTATCTGAGCCTTTGAATATAGCCTACGACCCTTGTGGTCTTCTCCATTTACATTCTTCTTTGTAGGAAGTCTGTAAGGTGATGGCGGTAGGTATCCTGTTTTTATCCATTGACGGATAGTAATTACGGGACGTCCCAACGCTTGTGCGAGAGCGCCAATGGTGTAGAACTCCATGTCCTTGCCATTAGGCAGAGTCTTTTTGTAGGACTTTGATTCCCACGTGTCATCGACTTCTACCTCGGGAGCTTTTGGTTCCCTGCGCTTTCGTTTACTGCCTGGATAATAACTATCCAAGTCAGAAAACATTTTATCTATTTCATCTGTCATATTAAAGCAGCTTAAGTAGTATGTAAATCTGAAGGCACAAAACCATTATTGGTACAACAGTTCTTATAAGTTCCATTGTGTGGTTGTACTCGTCAAGTTTACGTTCTAACCTATTTCTAGTTGTTGACATTATTTCCCAACGATAAATGCATAGGTAACCTTTGAAGGAAACATAGTGTCAATGTCTTCTTCAGTAAGGTAGCCTTCATAAAAAGCAGCCATGATTGCAGCCTCATCAATTTGAGGAACCATCTTAACGCATTTATCTTTTAGACCTTTTTTAGTAAGAATGGTTTCTGCAAGGTCCATGTCTAAATTTTTAGAAACACGACGTTGCTTCATAATTTGAAGGTCGTCTTCTTCTGATGTATCTGTAGGAACGCTTAGTACAATATGACCGCGTTCATCTGTTGAACCAAACTCATCAATAGTTTTTGTAAGACGAGTTTTAAGTTCTGTCTGTCGCTTTGATAAAGTTTCTACTTCATCTTTTAAAGCAACGTACTGCTTGATATAAGCACGTACTGAGGTGACGTCCATGTAATCCCCTTTGGTTGTTGTTGTTTACATAGACAACCTAATACAGGGGTGGGATACCTGTCAACTTATCTTTTTACGAGCCTCCGCGGCTGTATAACTGCGGAACCCAGTCTTACGTGGGTTCATGCTGCCAGGCTTCTTGTATCCAGAACCCTTGGGCATTGTCTCCTGACGCCACTTAAGAGCAGCGGCAACCTTATCGTGGTGTTTTCCCATTTAATTATCTTCTTTAATATAGTTTTCAAGGGCTTCGATAATAATGCTGGTCACTGTAACCTTCTCAGCTGCAGCTTTCTTTTGGACCGCTGTCCACAGCTGGTCTGATACGCGGATAGTACGCGTAGGGGTTTTAGGTGCGTTAGGCATCCTTATAGTTTATTTACTATATGGCTGTATGTACTGCTAAAGCTGGCAGACTAGGGGTCGAACCTAGAGTCTCCTGGTCCAGAGCCAGGCGTGTTGCCAGTTACACCATCTGCCAATAGTTTTACTTGCGGCTCCCACAGTATATCTTTACCACCATTCAGGTACCTAGCTAGGACAAACAGCAGGTCAGATAGCCTGTTGAGGTATTTAGCTATAAGAGGGTTGGTCTCCCTTTGGTTTACAGAATCCCAAACACAACGCTCTGCCCTACGAACTATTGTTCTAGATAGGTGTAGGTAGGAAGAAGCCTTGCTCCCTGAAGGTAGTACAAAAGATTCCAGTGGCTTTAACTGGTCGTTGTACAAATCTATATTAGTTTCAAGATAAGTAATGTGAGCGTCTGTAACCGACACTTTTGGCGAAGCAAGGTCGGCACCCAAATCAAACAAATCGTTCTGTATATTCTTTAACAAAGTGTAGACGTCTTCTTTATCTACATAACACATGGCAATACCAATAGATGAGTTTGCTTCATCGACTGTGCCTATAGCATTAAAGATTAAATCTTCTTTTGGATGACGGTCATTGCCTGCGAGCGCAGACGTGCCTGCATCACCAGTCTTTGTATATATCCTAGTTAATCTAACCACGAGCGGACGACGGGGCTCGAACCCGCGGCCTAGACCTTGGCAAGGTCTCGCGCTACCAACTGCGCCACGTCCGCAATACTGCTGTCTAGCCTGGGCTCGAACCAGGGACCTGGCGATTAACAGTCGCCTGCTCTGCCAACTGAGCTACTAGACAATTGCTGCTTGTAAAAATAATAATATCCTGAATTACTATTGTCGGCCAAGTTGATGACGCTCTTTGTATGCGGCCATTCCTTTGCGTTGCACTTCCCGAAGACCAAGGGAGGTCGTAATTGATAAGAAGATTAGCAGCAGGAAGGTCCACACCGTAACCCCCAGCGTCAGAACTAACCAGTACGCGTACGCTGGGATTATTATTGAAGTCAGTTTTGTTAAGTTCTTTAGTACGAGCATCTAATTTACCTGAGTACTTTCTGCACATGTCTTCGCCAAATGCTGCGACTATCTTATCAAGCATGTCAACATAGGTTGCAAAGACAACCACTTTGTTGTTGTCATCCTGTTCTAGGTGGTCTTTTACATACTGGATTAAGTAGTCTAGTTTTGGTGAAGAAACAATGCCATCTAGTGAACCGCTGTCCACAAGCTCTGCAATGTAAGCGGAGCCTTCTCCACCCATCTGTTTAAACTTAGCCGCACTTGTTTTTAATAACTCGGGGTGCGAGCAGAGCATTTTTAATGCGCCAATCTTAGACATAATTTTTCCACGCATCTCATCCTCAGGACCACCACGTCTAGACTCTAACCCGTAGTGAGCCATGATGTTAAAGTTGCTGCCAAATAAATCTTGAGCTTCGTCTAAATCTGATAAAAGATTTTCTACTATGCGTGTATATAACTTAGAGGTCTTTCTATCAAAAAATATTTTTGCTGGTTCTTTGTGAATAGTGTCGGGAAGATAGGGGGCAACGTCTGGGTCTTTCTGTGCTTTACGTACAGAAGCCTCTTTCATCTTCTCATGTAAAGTCTTTAAGTTGCGATAATACTGCGGTGCGCCCCAAGAGTTTCTTACAATAAAAGCAGCATCAAAGATGTCAAACCTACCAAGTACGTTGGCGTCAACGAACTGCATAATGCTGTACAGCTCTTCAGGCTTGCCATTTTCAATAGGGGTACCAGTGAGCGCGAACCTGTAGGGGGAGTTGACAAGTTTTTTAACTGCTCTGGAGCGTTTAGATTTAAAAGACTTGATTGCTGTGGCTTCGTCAAGGACGACAAATCCTCGCGGTAATTCTTTGACGTAGTCCCAGTCGTTAACAATCTGCTCGTAGTTAAGAATGATGTAATCAATACCTGTATTACGCCAGTCGATGGCTTCAGCGTACTGCTCTGCTCTTTGCTTCGGCGTTCCATCCACAACCAAAGAGTGTGAAGTTCCATTAGTAAATTTCTCAATCTGATTAGCCCATTGATATTTCAATGAGGATAAGCAAATTATAAGGCCTGGTTCTTTAATTTTGTTCTCATCCATAAGGCGCTCTATAGCGGCAATGGTTAGAACAGTTTTTCCCAACCCTAAGTCATAGGCGACAAGCATCCTGCCTCGTTGGCACATCCTGTCTACAGCCTCAGGTTGATAAGGCAGAAGGGTTCCTGTAAATGTCACAGAGGTATCTCGTTAACTCTATCTTTAGACCAATGGACATAAGACCTAATATAGACAAGAGCGTAGGCAAGAGCAGAGAAGATAAAACCGTACTGGTCAGTAGTTAGCGCGTAACCAATCCACAAGACTTCGTTAAAAAGAAGCACTAGCCAGCCCCAGATAGTTTTACGTCCAACAAAATAGATTCCTCCGACACCTATAACGGCAAGGACCCAGGACCCATACTCCATAATCATACGTATGCTCTCATGCGAACATTAACTAATGCCCGCAGGTCTTCAATGGTGCCTGCGTTATAAAAAATTTGGTCTACTTTGTAGTCTTCCATCTCAGACTCTGATACATGGTTATTGACTGGGCCGTATCCAGGTCTCTTTACCCTCCAAAGCTGGGAGTCTGGAAACATCTTTATAGCCTCTGCTTCATTTACAAAACGAACGTCTGTAATAACGACCTTGTCTCCTTCAGAAATTTTAGTTGGGCTAAGCGCCTGAGCTACCCAGAACAATTCTCCAAATTGATTACGAGCAGCAACTCCCACGTTCTGTAAAAGTCTACGAACAGACTGATTTTGTTTAGCGTTTTCCCAACCATCTCTATCAACAACAGTACGTAGAAGAGTGTCTTCGTTAGCGACGTGACCAATTACTGGGTTTACCTCATAGCAGAAATCACGTATAGGGTCAGCAAAAGCAACACGTTTAAATCCATATTGTTCTACAAGTATGTTTGCTAAAGTGTCTTTTCCTGATTGGGCGTAGCCAGTTAATCCAATAATCATGTTCCGTCCCAGTCTCCTATTTTTGTAGTTGGAATGCCGTATTCAGACCAAAGTCTAATGACATTTGGGTTATCGTCAACTGCATGTTCAACATCCCAAAAAAGTCTGATGTGTTCTAATATGTCTTTTTTGACCTCATAGTCAGGTCTGTAGTCTTTATTACCTCGCATGAACAAAGCTTGATGTGGGATGTTTGCCACATCTGCTAACCAGTACGAAGTGTGTGAACGCCACTCCTCTCGTCTAGCAGTTACTACAAGGATGTCTTTGTCTTTGGTAATAGCGGTCCAAACCATATCCACCACGTGTTCGTGGAAAGGAACGTGGATAGACTCTCTGTGAAACTTATCAAAATCTTTTTTAAAGTTATCGTTGTCGTCTTTGTTTACTATGTACTTTAATATTGAATCTACGTTAGCCAGTGTTCCATCTACGTCAACTATCCAAGCTGGTCTTTTCTTTATTCGACGTTTTCTTTTGACCAAATTTTCCACTCCTCTGCAAGCTCTGCAATATCAATTGATGGGTAGTGTCCCCATTCGTGCAGGTGCTCAATAAAATCTTCATCAGCTATTAATAGGGGAAGCATACTCTCCATGTAAAGCCTTCTTTCCGTTTACCATGTGTCTTGCATTCTCTAAACCATAGACTATCTCAGATTTGCTCATAGCACCAACGTCCTTCATGTCTGTTTGGTTGTAGTTAAAGAACCAAGCATCTACTCCATACTCCTGACATAAAATTAATAAGTTGACCGATGACTCTTTTCCCGCCTGGTCATTGTCCATAGCAAAAATAAGCCTATCAGCTCCACGCATAATGTTGAATTGTTGCATAGAGACTATGGCGCCGTAGGTGCTCACTCCACCTGATATACCCACTGATGCAAGCCTTACTACATCTAAAGGTGACTCAACCACAATCATGTCTCCGCCCTTGTATTGCTTGTATCCAAACAAAGCGTTGCTCTTTGGAACACCGACTGGTTGATTTCTAAAAAACCTAGAGGTGTGGCCCTTCTCTTGCCAACCAAGAAGCTTGTGGGTGTGTGGGTCTCTTATAACAGTAACCCAATTGCTATGGCGCTCACTCCAAAGAACTTCATACTCTTGCGCTGCTGGCAGTGTTAAGCCTCTTGCTTTAAGAGCATCAGCTGGCGGGTCGCCAAAAGCAGCCAGCATCGATTCGGTTATAAACGTTAACTCTTCAAAAACTTTCTTTGGTTTGATTGCTTTTTGTAAAGAAGCCGCAAGGTTAGTTGTCCCGTCATTAAGCCACTCTTTTGATTTTTCATAGTCCCATTTTTGAATATAGGAAACCAGGGACAACAGTCCGCCTTTGTAGTGGCATGAAAAACAGATATGTGCACCAGTGTCTGAGTTAATCCACCACGATGGGTTACGGTCTTCGTGACCTGTTCTCTCAACGTGTGCAGGACAATAGCTTTGGATTTCTGAACCTCTAGTGGATACGACTTCAAGTCCGAGCCTTTCTAAAGTATCTTCCATCTCTTCTAATGTCATAGGTCATCGCTTTCAAGCTCTCTAAACTGGCCCGTGTTCCAGTCCCACATAAGGGTAACTTCTCCACGTCCAGAGTTACGGCTGTCAAGAATCTTTAACACACGTGTGTCATCTACTGCTTCGTCTTCTCGTTGCAAACCAAAGATTACATCGGCGTCTTGGTGAAAAGAAGAAGAGTAACCAATTGAGTCAGCAGTTACTTGTCCCTTTTTCATCTTCCACTTCAAAGCCTGAGTCGAGATAACAATAGGCACTTTAAATCTTTGAGCCATACGTTTCAATGAACGGGTAATGTTAGTAATGGCTTGTGGAGTGTTTGCTTCTCCAGTCTGTTCATCAATCATCAAGTAAGTACCATCAATAAATACAACGTCTGGGTGTAAAACCTGTATTTTGCTTGAGATACCTGTTACTGTCATACCCGCAGCTGAGTCAACTAACCAAAACTTTTCTCGCATTTTTTCAATGCTGGCAAGCTTAGCTTTATAACGACCCTCTTCTTCTGGGGTTAATAAACCGTTGATAAGTCTAGAGTGAGATATACGTGCTCTCATAGCATCGTAACGAGTTAGTTGTTCATGGTTGCTCATCTCAAAAGATTGAAACATAACTCGGTTATCTTTCATGTGAACATTCTGAGCAATCTGCAAAGCAAGTGTTGACTTACCTGTTTTAGGTGGAGCAACAATAACAATTAACTGACCGTTTTGAAGCCCTCCTGTTGCTGAATCCATAGTATGGAACCCTGTTGCTACTCCAAGTAGTCCTGGGTTGTTCTTTCTGTATTCGTATTCGTCGTAACGCTTTTGCGCATCAATTGTTAAATCTAAATCGCTGGTGCCACTAAGTCCATCAGACTCTAATTGACTAAGACTTGATTGGATGGCAAGTAGTGCTGTTTCGTGGTCCTGTTGTTCTATGTGTTTGATAGCGGTGTCAACCATCTTTATGGTTGAAGCTCTACGACGCTCATCAACTACTGCATCTACAAGGTACTCAAGGCTATCTTGTACCTGAACTAATTTGTAGTTTGGATAGTTAGAACTAATAACATCAAGGCTTGGAACTTCTCCGTAAGCAAAATAATGCTCGCGTACTAGCTTCCATACGTTTTTATTTTCTGGGTCTACAAACCACTGGTCGTTCGCACCTTTATCAAACAGTACGGTGATAGACCTGTCCTGTAGTACTTTACTTAGTAATCGCGTTTCGTTATTCATAGTTCGTTTATGTTACGTCCCCAGTGCCCGTACATTAGCATCCTTGATTGTATATCAACGACACCAACAACCT